GAGCAATTGCATCCTTGCGCAAACTTAAAACATTGAAAGACGAAGTTAATGGCTGAAAAAGTCGGCAAAAAAACAGGCGAAAAAACTAAAGCTGGTAGAGATATTTATCTTACTCCTGACGGAGAAAAAGTTTCAGAAAAGTCTGTTACTATAAAGTTTGGAGAAAATGCTTTTGTAAATGCACCATCAATACATGACGGTATAAGATATACAGAAGATGAAATAAGAGAGATGCTGCTAGAAGGTAAAATAAAACCTACGAGTAGACACGATACAATGGAAGAGGCCATAAGGGCCGCAGAAAATCGGAGTGATAAACTGATGAATAAAGGTGGCATGGCTCAACAAATGGATTTATTTAATGAGGGTGGGCTTCTTGATGAGGGCGGCACTAAAGACCCTGTGTCCGGTAATGATGTTCCTGTAGGCTCTCTCCAAGAAGAAGTTCGTGATGATGTTCCAGCCATGTTAAGCGAAGGCGAGTTTGTAATGCCAGCAGATGTAGTGCGCTATCATGGTCTTGATAAAATGATGGCACTGCGTGATGAGGCAAAGTTAGGTCTTGCTCGTATGGAAGCAATGGGGCAAATGGGTAATGCAGAGGAAGCCATTCTTCCAGACGATGTTCCGTTTGGGCTTGAAGACCTTGACATTGCAGAGGAGCCTATGGAAATGCAAGTCGGTGGATTTGTACCGCAGCAACAACCTTTTGGAGTGGTACAACAACCCGGCTTTTCCGCTCAAAATATGTTTTCTATTCCGTCTCAATTTCAACCTCAACCAATATTTGCCCCTTTTAGTCAGCAACCATTTGCACCGCCAGCACCAGTTACGCCTGTATTTGGGCCGGGACAACCGACAGGACAACCAAAAGAAACATTTACATTTAGTGAATTAATGCCAACAGTAGGCGGCACATCTGAAACTCGCGAGTATCGCAATGCAGATGGTGAGTCTCTTTTTATTCCGTTTATTAATGGCGAACCTATTTATCCTATCCCAGAAGGATACACGCCGTACACACCAGACGCAACACCTGACCCAACACCGGACCCTGTGCCGGCTACTACGCAGCGAGACTTTCGTGAAGATGACCCGTCTGATGAACCCGATACCAAGCCGGGCGGTTCAGCAGGTTTTGGTGGAGTAAGATATGATTATGCGATTGGTTCTAGTGAGGAAGTTGGTTTCGGGCCTCTGGCGGCTTTACTTGCTAAAAAAGACCGTGTAATTCTTACGGATGCACAAGGTCGTAAGGCAAATATGTCTCGTGAAACGTATAAGGGATTAACAGAAAATAGAAACTCCCCAGAAACTAAAGCCATGCTTGATAGGTTGTTTGAAGCATCTAGTAAAGCAGACGCTGCTATTAAAAGTGATGAAAGATATAAACAATCTCTTTTTAGTGATAACAGTAAAGAGTTAGATGCTAAAATGGCAAAACAAGTTATATCTGAATTAGGAATGGAGTATACGAATCAAACTTTTGCAGAAGCACTTATTTTGCAAGAAGATGCGCAAAATATAGAAGTTTCACCGGCAACCACACCAACAACCGCAACCGTAGCGACAACAACAAGCGCACAAGGAGGAGCCGGTGCTGCGGCACAAGCACGTTTAGATGCTACGAGGTCTGATATTCAAAAACGAATGGATGATTTAAAACTTACGCCTGAACAGCAAAAAGACTTTTTAAATGCTATTATAAAGCAAGAAAAAACAACCATTACTTTTCCAGTAGCAGGTGACCCTTTTGCAACAAACACGGTAGATTTTAATCCCGCTACTTCTATTGCACAAGCTGTTGCACAAACAGGTGCCGCGCAAGACTTACTTGACGCACAAACAAAAAGGGAATCTGAAACAGCTAGTGCTATTCTAGCAAGTACAACAGCATCTTCTCCAGCAGCAACTGTTACTGACACTGAACCTGCAGGACTTACCGATTTACTTCCGGGTGAGCCGGGTGCTGAAATAGGCAGTGCTTCATATCGGCAACAACGAAACATTGAAAATAAAATTGGTTCTGCAAAAGCTGCGGACCCAACCCAGTATGCAAAAGATGTCCGCGCCGGAAAATACGACAGCGATTTTGAGGCACTAGATAAAGCACGTGCCGAAGTTCGCCTTGAGCAAAACTCAAAAACTAACAAAGTTGGTGTAAACATTAAAGATACTTATGGTGAAGAAATCGCTAGAAAAGTTCGTGATGACCAAGGTACCTTTAAAAGTGTAGATAGGGATGGACAAATTTACCGTGACTCTTCTCACGATTGGTCAGAAAAAACACAAGTTAATATAAATGATAATCCACCTGCTAAAGCAGAAGAAACAGCAGAGTCTCGTGACGATAAAATTGTATGCACAGAGATGTATCGTCAGACACAACTTGATGATTGGAAACAGGCTATAAAAATTTGGGGTGTGTACGAGAAAAAATACTTGACACCTTATCATCAAACAGGGTATCATTACTTGTTCAAACCGTGGGTAAGAGGAATGCAAACTAGCACTATTCTTACCTCTGTAGGTGCCTATCTTGCAAAAGCAAGAACACAACACCTTAAATACATTATGACTAAAGGCAAATCTAAAGATAGTTTTGTCGGTAATGTTTGGTGTAAAATTATTCACCCCATTGTATATATTACAGGACGGATGCTCTCATGGCAAAAGAAATAACACTTAAAGATTATCAAACTATGGTACAACGTCGTCTGGATAATCTTAATGACGAAGACCGTGAAGTTCTAAGTGGACTGCTAGGCACACCACAAGTTCGTGCTATTGGCCGTGTTCTTGGAAGTGAACTCATGTCAGTAATTAAACTGTCTGGCAAAGAGTCACGTAAACGTGGACTAGCAGCACGTTAATTGCTAGATATGTTGGCTACCTAATCCCCCACCCCAACGTGGCTACGGTTGGCCCCAACTAGGAGACGCAGAAGAAAAAACTTTTAAAAAGCGTTACTCTGACCTTCGTAGGCATCAACAAAAACAAGCAGAAGATTTACGTCAAGAAATTGACAATCTAAAACGCCAACTGTCGGAAGCTACAAAAAAAGAAATGAAGCTGCCGAAGTCAGATGAAGACATCGAACAGTGGGCTAAGAATTATCCAGATGTTGCAGCAATCGTAGAAACAATTGCAATGAAAAAAGCAAGTGAACAGTCTAGTGCGCTTGCTGAAAGAATTAAAGCAATTGATGAAATGCAGCTATCTGCAACTAAAGAAAAAGCAGAAGCAGAATTAATGCGTCTGCATCCAGACTTTGATGAAATCCGTGATAGTGACGAGTTTCACGATTGGGCAGATTCACAGCCAAAATGGGTACAGGATGCTCTCTATGAAAACGACAACGACGCACGTTCTGCTGCTAGGGCGATTGACCTCTACAAAGCTGACATGGGTGTTAGCAAAAAGAAACCCAAGTCAGATAAAGAAGCAGCCAAGTCTGTCTCTACAAGGGATAGCCGTAGTAAACCGCAAGAAAACGAAGAGGCATCATACTTAAAAGAGTCAGATGTTCAACGTATGTCTGCAAAAGAGTATGAAAAAAACTCTGATGAAATCATGGAAGCCATCCGTTCTGGAAAGTTTATCTATGATGTGTCGGGTAATGCCCGATAAAAAAGTATTGACAAATAGTTATTTTTATATATAACTATAGTCAACAAAGGTGTAAGTGGGTTCGCTACCTGCTTACACCATTCCGCAAACGCTACCGTCTTATGGATTACCTGACGAGCATGGCCCGTTGAATTTAGGTCGGCCAACCTATTGAATACGCACCCATAGTGAATCAGCCTCTGATTAGTCTGGTGAGTTTGCATCTGTAAAATGCTAAATAGGAGATAATATCATGGCATTCAAAACCGCTGCCGGGTATGGTAATCTCCCTAACGGTAATTTTTCACCCGTAATTTACAGCAAACAGGTGCAGGTCGCTTTCCGCAAGGCCGCTGTTTGTGAAGCAATCACCAATAACGACTATTTTGGTGAAATTGCACAAATGGGTGATTCCGTTCGGATTATCAAAGAACCCGAAATCACTGTAAAGGAGTACGCACGTGGTGCGCAAATTACTCCGCAAGACCTTGATGATGAGGACTTCACCCTCACCATTGATAAGGCAAACTACTATGCCTTCAAGGTTGACGATATTGAAGAGGCGCATAGCCACGTAAACTTCCAAGGCTTGGCAAGTGACCGTGCTGCTTATCGTCTTGCTGACCAGTTTGACCAAGAAGTTCTTGGCTACCTGTCAGGCTTTAAGCAGTCCGCTCTTAGCACTGCTGCTGGCACCGCTAACGACGTAGTAAGCGGCTCTAAGGCAGTAACGACTGCTGGTTCCGACGAACTTCTTACCAGCATGAAGCTGCGTAAGGATAGCTTCGGCAATATCACTACTTCGTCTGCTGGCGACCACTCAATTCCGCTTGCAGCACGTCTGCCGGGTGCAACTGCACTTCCGACTGCTACTGCTTCTCCGCTGATGGTCATTTCCCGCATGGGACGCCTTCTTGACCAGCAGAACGTGGATACGCAGGGCCGTTGGCTTGTTGTTGACCCCGTTTTTGTTGAACTGCTGAAAGACGAAGACTCACGTCTTCTGAACTCTGACTTTGGTGGTTCTGGACTGCAAAACGGTCTGGTTATTAATAACCTGCACGGTTTCACTGTCTACACTTCCAACAACCTGCCGTCTGTAGGTACTGGCCCCGCAAC